ATCAAGTATTGAAATAGCTAAATCAGTACCATATACTGATTTCTTTTCTGGTGTTTCTCTATAGCTATTTATTGTTTCTTTTTTAGCTTCCTGGATTAATTTGATGAGTTCTTTTAGCTTATCTGCTATTAAATCAAAATCTCCTAATCGTCCAGCTATATATTGTTTTGTTTCTTCATCAACTCCTAAACTATTAACAAAACCTTCAATATCAAATTTAGGTTCTGTTTCTTCCCATAAATGTTTTATTTCAATACCTTTAGCTTTTTTGTTTAAAGCTTTTTGATTTACAGGTTTAAAACCAAGTTTGTAATAGTAAATATTTTTAGCACCTTTAGCTTTTTTATTTGGATTAAAAGCATATGGAGTAGCATAGTTAGCACCAGTCCCAGCAGTGAAAGAAGCACCAGTACCTGTGGCGCTCATTTCTTTTAATTGCTTTTGTATGAGTTCTTTTATTTTTTCTTTATTACTCATTCTACTGTTTCTAGTTCTTCAACTAACTGATAATGCTGAAGGAGATTAATTAAATGATCATCATTAACCTTATCTGTTTTACCTAGACTTGGTAAAATGTTTACAACCTCATTTACTTTTATCTGGATGGCTTTATTAGTAACTTTTTTGTTTAAAGTCAATAAAGTATTTTTGATTTCATTTATTTTAGTATTATAGAATTCTCTTAATTTAGGAGCATTATCAACACTATTAATAAATTCTTTTAATGTAGCTTTTTGATTTGAGTTCAAATCAGCGTATTTGTCATTAAATTTTTCTAATAATACTCTATACGCTAACACTCGAATATCTTTATCTTGATTTTTAAATTCTTCTAAAATATTATCTCTAACTTCTTTTTTATTAATAGGAGACTTAACAAGATATTCTAACAAAACTGTTTTGTTTTCTATGATCTGGTTAGGGTTAGACAGATTTTCACTGTTATAGACTTCTAAAAGTGTAAATAAAGCCGCTTGTGCTTTATAGTTTGGTAATTTAGTCTTAAAGAATTCTTCTAAATCATAATGATTTTTGATTTCTTTAATCAAATTATACTTTTGTCTTCTTAAGATAGAACGATTTAACTGTTTAGAACTTTCTATAATTGTGCTTATAACCATATCAGCTTTAGCCTCAGATGTGTTTATGTGCTTAAAAAAGCTCTCGTATAATTTATACTCTTTTCCTAATTCTGTTTTAGTAAAATACTTTTTAAGAATATTGATTGATGGTGAATCAGTGCCTGATAATGTATCAGCTGTAATTTGTCTCACTAACAATTCAAAAAGGATACCTGTATTTTTATACTTTGAATGTTTTATAATCATTCTTGGGTAATATTTTAATTATAAATATATATGGAGATATTATTCTCGTATTTGAGATTCATCTAATAATGAAGATTCTTCTTTTTTAAGGGACAATTTTTTATCTAAAGATTCTAATAAAGTTTTGTTTTTAGTTTTAGTCTCTAAAGCAAGTGGTGATCCACCTTTGAAATTATTTTTTAAAGATCCATCTTCACCTGTAGCGTCTCCTTTCTTCATACCAATATTACCTAATCTATCTTTACCTAAGGTACTTTGTTGTGTACCAGCAATAGATGCTTTTTCTTTAGGTCTTCCTAAAGTTTCATCTTTATCATAACCATCAGGAACACCAATTCCATTTCTTCCAGAACCATATAACGCTGCTAAATCGTGAGGTGTACCATATGACTTACCTGATTCAAGTGGGTCATTACCTTCATTTTCAATTTGTTTAAATCTAAAGATACGCTTCTGATCTTCAGCGATTAAGTCTCTATACTCATCATATTGATCTTGGCTTAAGTGGAATACATTATCATAAATCCAGTCTGTGGGTAACAATTTACCGTCAACAATATTTTTAGCTAAATCTACTTTTTCTTTCATTAAAGCTATTCTTTCTTGATCATAAATTATAGAAGGAGTCGTTAATGATAATTCAAAATTAGTTAATTGTTCATTTCTATATCCTTGAGTATACAAATGAACCAAAGCAATTTTATTTAATTCTGAAAGTATGATGCGTTGAATACGATCAATTGTGCGAGCAAAACGAATATCTTCAGCTGCTAATGTAGCTTTACCAGTTAAATCTTTTTCATAACCCATAAATGCTTTAGGTACTTTTAAAGCAGCAAATAATTTATCTCTTAAGTAAACTACATCTTCAATTGCAGTGTAATCTAAACCTTTAGTATTATCAATTCGAGTAGTGGCATCATTTCCTCTAACTGGGATAAAGAAGTCTTCTAATGAGTTTTGTAAATTATATTTTAAATTATACTCACCAGTTTGTGGATCCATAAATGGAGTTCTCTTCATTTGAGTGATAGTCTTCTGCATGAAGTTTTCTACTTCATTAGGTGGAATAGAACCTACATTAATATAAAAAACACGTTTTTCAGGAGCACGAACAATACGATGAATTAACATAGCATCTTCCATCAAAATATATTGTTTAAACAACTTACGAGCAGGCTCAAGATATGAACGACCATAAGGCAAATAATTCACATCAGTAATTAATCTGAAGTGAGCCATCTCATAATTATCAAAATAAATTGATGAATCATTTTTGTTAGTACTGTAAGTGCCTTGTCCTGTCACACCATAAAAACCTGTAGCTCCACCTGAGAAACCATCTGGGCTAAATCTATATCTTACTTCAGCTGGATTTGCTGGGTCGTAATGTTCTTCTCTCATAATATGGTAAGCAGTGTATGGGATAACATTATAAACCCCAAATTTTTCCGCAATTTCCAATTTTAAAAAGAAGTCACCATATTTACACATCTGGCGAATCCAAGACCATAAATTAAATTCAACATTTAATACATCATAGAATAAATTATAAAGAATCTTTTGTGTATCTTCGTTTGAACTTCTAATTTGAAGCACCTCACCCATGTCATTTTTAAGAGTACATTCATCTGATATAATATCAAGAGCAGAAGCTACAATAGCATCTGTATCCATTGCATCATAATCTGAGTATACTTGAGTACGTAAATACCTCCAGTTAAGATTTAATTGAGCTCCAAAAAGTGATGTACTATTACTAGAATAGATACGATTAAATCTATCTACTAGTGCGTTTGTTTGGAATTCACCTGTTGATTGGATGCTATTCACATCCATTACTTTGAGCTGATTACCACCAGCATTACGAATTATTACATCTGTTGAGAATAATTTCCTTAATCTTGAAAAAACACTTGTATCAGCCATTTAAATTAAATTATATATGATAAATATTACAGTAACCAGCTTATATTTTCATCTTGTCCACCTATATTCATTTGATATGGGTTAGGAACACCATTTCTAGTAAAATTACCTTGCGGGTTTGGACGAATAGTAGCCATATTACTTAAAGCAGCGCGTGTTAAATCTAAACCTTGTGTTTTATATTTCAAAGCAGTGTCGCGAACATACATTCCAATTGCAAAACTCATAACTAAGTCGTCATTATAACCGGATTGTGCTTCAGGTCTACCATTTCTCCATATAAACACTTTCATTTCCTCAAGAAGACGTTTAGATTGTATAGTAACACTTTTATCTCCAACGTATTCTCTAAATTTATTTATAACTAACGGACGAGTTCTCATAGACATTGTAAAACCTGGTGTCATTCTTGATGGATCATCTGTTCTTTCTAAGTAAGTTTCCGCATTTAATGTCTCACTTTTTGGAGAATAATACAAGTTTCTGTATCCTCTTTCAATAATTGAGTCAAGAGCTGACCATCCTATGTTAGCATTTTCAACAACTAGTAAAGCATCATTATATTCTGTTGCAATACTTACTAGTAAATAACCAAATTCTTTTGGTGAAATTTGACTTTTATACTCAGCAATTTGTGTATTTGACTCAGTATCTATAACATGAAATGTTGAAAAGTCTTTACCATCCCCACGAGCTACATCAGCAATAACCATATAACTTCGTGTATAATCTGGCAACTCCCATATCCATAAGTTATGATCTATTCCGCGCTTTTCCAAGGGATCTTTAACAGAAGTCGCGAAGATAAAGTCTAGTTGTTCACTATAGAACACAGTATCACCTGAAGTATTAAAGTCACAATCACATTCTTGTGCTGCTAATCGTGGGTCTCCTAATAAATCATCTTGTTTTTTTCTCCAAGCATCATCACGTTCAGGATGAACATACCATGGAAGTTTGATAGGTAAGAAGTCGTTTTGTTGTGCTTCCGCTCTAACCCAAGTCTGATGGAACCAGTTACCTGTACCATATGGAGTAGATAATACTATAGCACCACCGCCAGTTGCTAAAGTTTGTTGAGCAGATGCCCATATTTCAGCTATACCTTCAATAAAAGCAGCTTCATCTATAATTAGGAGTGATACTGCTTCTGATCGACCTGCGTCACCTGCTGCTGAAACTGCTTTGATTTGAGAACCATTATTTAATCGTAACGTTAATTTATTGTTTTCTTCCGCAGGTATCTTAAGCCAAGAAGGTAAGTTTTCAAACATAAATTTGACTTTTGTCACCATGTTTTTGGCTGTCTCTTGTTTAGTAGCTATACAAAGAACGTTTTTGTCTTTCTGGAATGTCATTAACCATAATGAATAACCAGCTACTAAAGTTGATATACCCAACTGTCGAGACTTAAGTACTATGTCGTATGGATGATCTCTCCATAGACGTAGTACTTTTTCTTGAAATGGATACAAGTTGAATATAATTCTACCACGAGTTGGGTGTTGAATATGGCAGTATTTCTTCATAAAGTGCGCTGGATCTTGGGCGCACTTTAAGTATTCATCTCGTATTATTTGTTTTAAGTCTTGACTCATAACTGTCCCTTATAGGGTTATATTAAGCAATAATATCAGATATTAATGCTTTAAGATCCTTACCACCATCTTTAAACAACTTTTTAATTTCTGGTTTAACAATGAGTTGTTTAACAATAG